AGTTTACGATCATCTTGAGTTCGGCCTCATTCTCGAGTCGCTTAATCAGTCCAAGCTGTTGCTCGAAGGTTAGGGATGGATCATCTGTTTCGTGGAGCAGATATTTCCGTCCGAGCACCTGGGATTCTGATCGGTTGGTCGCTTGGGCGGGGAAAGTGTTATAGGTGATGAACTGGTATTGGGAGAGGTCGGGTTGGGCGATCCAATCGGATGCGGATAGTAGCCTGCCCTTCTCAGCCACCTGACGCTGTATAAATATATACTCGGATGAATCGAAGAGTTTGCTGACCGCCTCACCGGCATTCATTGGAATGGGGTCTGATTTTATTGTGTATTTTTCGAATAGTCCTGCCTCGCCTAGATTCTGTTCCTTGAGGGATGGATCGGGCTGAGTGACCTTGATCGGGTTGGAGGGTATGTGAGGATTCTGATGGCGGTCGTAGGCTCCCTTAACAGCGTTCCTGACCTCGGAAGGTTGGTTGGGCCGATGGGATACATTTCGGAGGATATGCTCGACTGCCCGTTCCGCCTCACTCGCATCATCGATATGCCTGGTCACCACGAGGGCTATTCGCAGGATGATGTCGTGGTGAGACAGTGTACCTGCTGGCAGATTCTCGAGCAATCTGCGGAGATCTCCTTTCAGGGTGGCCATTATTCTTCTGCGAGTAGTCGGGCGATCTGCTCAGTGATTTTTAGCATCGCCCCTCTTTCAATCTTGGAGATGGTTTCACGGGCAACGCCTGCTTTTCGTGCGATTTCATCCTGAGTAAATCCGGCATGATCGGATGGGACCGAGCGAAGCATTTGTTTGAGCCTCGCATCGGTCGCCATCTTACGAACGGAGTTATTCTGTCGCCTCTCCTTCTTCATCCACAGTCACCCATTTATCGATGAAATACTTAGGCAGTCCCGCCTCGGACACATGGAGATCATTCTCGTCCGGCTCATGTCCCTTCCTTGAAATATGAACGATCTGTGTTAGGATTTCATGCCTGTGGCCTAGTCGCTTGATCGCCCACGCCTCGTTGGGAAATCGAATGTCATCAAATATGATCAGTCGCCTGCCCAGGTGATCCTCGGCCTGTCGCATGGCGGCATCCACCCATATGTTCGGATAGATCGACTCCCTACCCCATTCGGTTCCGAGTGACTGGAGCATCCGCCTGACAGTTATTCCATCGGGAAAGCCTGGTATCGGTTCCTCCTTTTTCTCGAGCCAAGCGGGATGCGGTAAGATTACCTTGAGCATCTCCTTAATCGGGGTGGCGAATGACAAAACGGCGGCTCCCTCGAATGACTTGGCGTAGGTGCTTTTACCCACTCCCTTGGAGCCACAGAGGCCGATTATTTTAGGTGCTGGGTAGGTCATAGAATCGCCAGTGCAAAGGATAGAACTGTGTAAGCGAAGGCGATGATCGCTAGGCCGAATAGGATGTAATGGATAGGATGTAATTTCATCAGTAGTGGGTTTTGATCTCTCCTTCTGCCGCCAAGGGGAGTCCCTGGTAGTTCGGAGATTCTTGGGTTAGTAGTTGTAGTAAAAGGTCTAGTGCCGCTTGTCCCTCGTCCACGCCTACCTCGAGGCAGATTGAATCGTGGACATGGAGACAGACGGGCAAGCCGGCGGCCTCGATTCGGATGAGGGCATCGGCGAATATGGATCGGGCGGTTGCCTGCACAATATTTTGAAAGAGTCTAGCCCCGTAGATTTTGACCGGCTCATATCCACGGGTAGTCGAGGCATAGAGATCCCCGTCCTTTTCATGGGCATTGAAGTAGCGGACAGGTACACCGCATCGTGTTTCGAAGGTAATACACTCGGGAGTCTCCTTCATCCATTCTCGGAATTGGTCCTCCATCTTTGACCAGGCGAGCATGACATCAGGATTCTGTGCTCTATATAAAAGCACCTGTTCTTTCGCCTGTGACTCGGTCATGTTCACGCCGTAGCTTTTTGCTACCTCGACAAACTTTGCCGGTCCGCATCCATAGCCCAATCCCAGCAGTCTCGCCTTGCACAGCTTCCTCATTTCAGGGGCAAGCTCGGCCATCGGTTCATCCTCTTTATAGAGTTTGGATGCCCGACCATGTGCCTCGTAGATATCGATTCCTCCCCTGACTAATCCGAGGAAATCAAGATCGCCTACCAGGTACGCAATCACGCGCGGTTCGATCTGAGATAAGTCTGCCGATACTAAGACCCGACCGGCGGGAGCCTTGAGGCATTGTCTTGCGGAGATGTCACCTATTCCATCGTTAGGGATCGCCTGGAAGTTGATGACACCTCCACCGCTCCATCGTTTCGTATGAGGAGCACCGCAGTATTTCAAACGGGTAGGAACCCGCCGGTCGGATCGTTGACCCATCAGTAATTTTTCGAATGTTTGATTAGCCAGGTTGGCCTGTCTCCACTCGGTTGTTTGTTTCGGAGTTTCCTCTAAAATTTTATCTGTCTTATCTATAAACTGCTGACAAAGCGGACCATCAATCGCCAATCCTCTTGAAGCGATCCTTCGGGTCAGGGATGATAGTAATCTCTCTTTTTCGGGAAATCCGGAATCCAGTTCCTGATATACACGCAAACAGGCTCGGCTGTCCTCGAGGGCATAGTTTATAAATGTCTGATTTGATTGAATCTCCTCCACCGATAAGCCTGCCATCTGTTCACGGGCATCCTTGGAAAGTTCCTCGTTGAAGAGTTCCTTGACTGCACCGGCAAGGGATCGGGGTAGCTGGTGATACGATGCCATGTCTGCGGTGCATATCCAATCAGCAGGGATAAACTCGGGCATCTGTCCCTTGAAGATGGCCGCTCGAGCACAGACCGAATCAAACTCAGCATTGTGGGAGATAAGGGTATGTCCATTCAATCGCTCGACCGGCAGGTTCTGTGGCTCCCCTACCCATTCAAATCCATCCTCCGTTACAATAGATACCAGGGTGACCCGAAAGTCAGGATGCTTTACATATCGGTCGAGTCCGATCTTGGCGACTGAGTAACGCTTGGTCCAATAAGTTTCTAGATCGAAAGCGACAATCATGTAACCTCCCTTAGAAGTGTCTGTGCGGACAGGATCGCATTCTCGAGGTGCGGATAAGTAGTCTCGGGGAGATCCCTGTCGATTTTTACCCGCCAGGCATACTCCTCATGGTCGAGCCAAATGTCCGCCTGCCTCGCACCCATCTTAATTATTATTTTCTCCCCTCGGGGTAGCCCCAGTCCCATTTTAATTTCCATCATCATCAGGTTGATTTGATTCGTATTTATCTATGGCGGCCTCTTCGATAAGAGCCTCCCGTTCTTCATCAGTCAGCCCATCATCATCATCGTAATCGCAGTAGGGCGATGAGAGCCATTGGTCGTATGGATCGATCATTTGTTTAATACCTTTCCAATCTGTTTCCCTATCCACTCAGCCACATTGACAGTGACTGCATTGCCCATCGCCTTGTAGCGTGGACCATCTGCCTGTTTGACCACCTTGCCGGTAGCCTTCCACTCGTTCCCCTCAAGGATCAGTTCCATCTTTTCCGATGTCCAATTATCGGGGAATCCCTGTAGGCGTTCACATTCGATTGGAGTGAGTCGGCGGACTGTTAGGTTTTCTCGGACAAGATTACCTTCCTTGCCCCCCGCATTGCATGAAAGGGTGGATGCTTGTTGCTGCTCTCGTATCCTACTATCCTGGTTGTGCCATTCATAGGTAGCCACCCCCACGCCTTCCCCGCCTTGCTGGCTTGTTACCACATGAGGAGATTGATCGTTATGTTCCTTTTTAAGTGTGCCGGATAATTCGATCTCAGGCTTTTGTCCGAATCCACGCTTTAGATCGGATGGTGCAAAGGACATAACCTTCGGCCCACTACCATCTCCTACTCCTGTTTTAGTTGTTACTGTGCATCCTATTTCTCCAGTTATTGAACCACTATAAACATCAGCGCCTTGCACCGCCATAATCCTACCCGTATAAGCATCTTGCCCATTCAAGCCTCCGCCCATATGCGCCCCATCGGATAGAGTGCCTACGATGTCTGATTCTGCGATAGCGCCACCCTCTCCAACGCCTTTTGTAGCATCTCCGGCAGTTCCTTTCCCCGCTTCTCGGCTCGGCGGAGGATGCCCTGGCAGGCTTTCGGTGATAGCGAGTATTTCATCGCAGGATTCGCCTCCAAAATCTGAGACAATGAACACGCGCTTCCGTCTTTGGGCCACACCGAAATACTGGCTGTCGAGTAACCTCCATCCTGTTTCACAAGCCCCGCTGTCGAGTAGCTCTCGGATGCACCGTGCAAGTGCGACACCATCATCTGCGCTGAACAGCCCGGCAACATTTTCTGCCACCGCAAAGCGTAGCCCGCATCCTCGGGATCGCAGTTCCCGAATAAGTCTAGTTGCTTCATAGAATAGTCCTGATCGTTTTCCATCTAATCCCTCTCTTTTACCGGCTACACTTAGATCCTGACAGGGAAAGCCGTATGTTATAAATTCACAATCGGGCAGATCATCCGCCGATACTTTTGATACATCGCAGAACAGGGGAACATTCGGCCAGCGATGCTTTAATACACCCGCCGCATTCTTGTCCCATTCCACTTGGGCAACACATTCATGCCCCGCCTGTTCAAGTCCTTTGTCGAATCCGCCAACCCCGGCGAATAAACTAATAAACTTACCCATGCCTCCTCCTCCTATTCTTAAATTCAAACTCTCGAGATGCAGGCATCACCCTAGGATCATTCGTCCGATACTTCCGTCCGTGCTCATCGATACTGAGCCGGTTCTGCGACCAAAAGTAAGCCCACGCCCTTTGCATCTCCTCCGTGGATGGAAATAAAGCCTCATAGCTAATCGTTGGCCTTGGTCCGTTACCATATCGAGCAGGTCCCATCAGTCGGATGTCTTCCTAGGATCGTATTCTTTAACCGAACGCCATAGTCGGCATAATGACTTAAATGCCTGCCATGCATCCCTCAGTTCTTCGGGGGAATATTTTATTACCTCATAGCGACCAGGTTCCGTAGAGGATATGTAGCAGTTCGCTCCATGCACCTGCATCTGCTCCACCTGATCCTCGCCCCAGTATGTAGCGGCATAGGCGGCTATTTGATGAATCTGATATTCGTAACTTGTTACCTTCTTACCAGGCTCAGTTCGTCTTGTTTTCCAATCGACTATGAACTTCTCGTTATTCGCCCCGAGTCCCACAATATCAACAGTACCGGCAAACCCATGTTCCATGTTGACGAGAATCTTCTCTCTTTCGATAAATCGTAATTTATTCTCCTGCTTCCAATCGAAGGCAGGCTGAACATATTCGAGCAAATCATCATCAATAGGATAGCCTTCGAAATACTTCTCGATTGCATCATGTATCCTCGTACCAAAGTCGGCCGCCTCCTCCACAGGTTGCTCATGCAATACTAAGCACTTGTCTGCAAATCCTTCAAAACTCTCGTCCATTTTTGGAGGATTGTCGTATGCTATCCGCAAGAGTTGATCCTGTTTCCAGCGGTCAAGCCCAGGCTTGGCAAACATTCCCAGCAGGGTAGTTACCGATGGAATTAGTCTGTGCTTCTTAGCATCTCGTAGGGTAGTGTTTCGTTCGCCACTCCCGTCTGCTCGGGGCATCGTATGGCGAGCCTCACCGGTAGCAGTGTACCAATGGCCACCACCTCCTCGTTTAGGCTTTTGTGTTAATATAGCCACGGATTACCTCCTTCCCACATCGGTATAAAAAATATACCAGGTGAATCGTTCGCTTGATGTAGATCACTGAGCCACCTCCATCTTTTCCATCAATTCGGCAACCTCTAGGTC